TCCTACCGTAGTTGGCATTTATTTAGTGTCAGAGAAAAGTAATGCAAGCGTTTGAAGATTCGCGAAACACTGATCTTCAAAATTTTCAGAAGCAGTATGCTGCTTTGAAAGCCCAATATTCTACAGCTATTTCCGCAGCAATTCAGGAAAATGATCCTGCCTCTCAAAACAATCTAATCCAGCAAGTTCTGACTGTAAACCAGAACTTAACAGATGCTATCCGTAATATTATTACTAAACTCAACCAAGGGACTGATCAAATTGATTCGGCGACTATGGATACGTTAACGGCAGATTTAATCAAATATCAGCAGGACTACCAAAATCTTAAGAACTCGATCGACAAACTTAAGACGTTAAAAATGATTCAGGCAACAATAACGAATAAACTAAATGCGGCTATGTGGTCTTATACCGTATACCTGATTGCTTTATGTATTCTCTGTTTAGTTATTATTTTACTAGCCATCCGAGCGTCGTGGACGACGAGTGTAGTCAAACAGGTAACAGGCGGATTCAAATCACTTGTAGGAGGACGATAGTCACGATTAAAGCTCCAATTATTGAATACTGCGTACCGTGTGAAAAAGGGACAGGTGGAGGAGGTAAGCGCATCTTAGCTGCTGTAACTCGGTCTTTCTGATTGTGTATCCCAATACCAATATTCATCAATCCATCCTGTTTATCGGCAATGATAGATTTGGCATTAGACCCTAGAGTATCATTTATAGCGGTCGTATTATTGTGTATCTGTGTGCGTAGAGAGTCCAGAATTGTCTGTAATCCCTTCTCTGCGCTTTCATATGCCGACTTATATGACTCGTTTCCTGTTGTAGCATACTGAAGATAGTTATCATGGTAACTTCTGGATAGAGTATCGAACTGGCTATCCATTTGTTGTTTCCGCGACACAAATTCGCCAGCGTTTGTTTTCAGCCGATGTATCGCACATTCCAGTGACTTCTACTATATCCCCAGGCCTTGCGCCTAGATACTTTGCCATCGCATCCTGACTCAGAATATGGGGAAGGTTCATTAGATTTGCATACGACTTTGAAAGTTCCGACTTCTCCTTATCATCCAGCAACCGATGCTTCGGGACTAGATGATGCTTTGAAATATTAAAGTACAAACTCGCAAGAAGGAATACTTGGACAAATGTATTTTCGCGGTCTGCATTATGATTCACGAGGGATGCCAGAACACGGTCGCTTAAAGAGGTCTCGCTGATAATCACCATACTGGAATTGTAACCATTCTCCTTAGCAAACTCCACAAATGGTGCAATACTAGCAATACGGTTCTTGGTACTGTAAACGACCAGAACTCCTCCGAAATTGTACATGTGTGTCTCATCCATAGCTGGAGTGACGGGATCCATTACATCTCCCTTGATTCCGCGGTCAAGAAGCATCTCCTTTAGCGTTTTCATTGCTCGATCGTCCATTCTCTTTACTCTTTGGATACTACGAAAACGGCATTCCATTTTTACGCCGTAGATATGTAAATGAAGGACTGGGCGTTCATCGCAATATTGGCAGGACTAGCAGTCGTTGGATACGTTATATACAAGTCCCGCGAAGGATTTGAAGTTGCGTTTGTAGACAAGACAAACGATAAGAAGACAGATCAGACTCGTGTTTCGTCATACGCGCAGCAGACCAATAATTACAAGCCGACTGAATCTGCCCCTCAGCCACCACCTGGTGTCGAAACCCCATACCGAGTGAACGCATGGAACTCGTATGTTCCTTTTTGAAAACAACTTAAGCATTCAAGGTTAGAATAATCAAATGAGCACAATATGTCTCAATATGATCGTGAAAGATGAAGAACACGTAATTGGGGATACGTTAGAGAAGCTAGTGAATCAGATTACCTTTTCCTACTGGGTGATCTGCGACACAGGTTCCACGGATAAAACGCGTGAAATTATTACCGATTTCTTTAAAGCAAAAAATATTCCAGGGGAACTTCTTCAGCACGAATGGAAGGATTTCGGTCATAATCGTACTCTGGCTCTACAGGGAGCTTACAAGAAAGCCGACTATATCTTTATTTTTGATGCTGATGATACTATTCACGGAACGGTACGAATCCCCAAGTTGACTCATGATTTTTACAAGATGAAGTTCGGACAGCACTTCACGTACTATCGCCCACTTCTTGTTACGGCGTACAAGAAGACCAAGTTCGTAGGTGTTCTACACGAGTTTCTTTCGCTTGAAGAAGGACGACCAACGGAAGGTACTATCGAAGGAGACTACTACGTTGATTCGGGAAAGTCTGGAGCCCGTAGCCGAGATAAAGATAAGTATCTCAAAGATGCCATGATTCTGAAGGCTGCTTATCAGAAAGAAGTTGATACAGACGGAGGATTATCTGGCAGATATGCTTTTTATTGCGCCCAGAGTTTTAAAGATTGTGGACGAGTAGATGATTCGCTCGAATGGTACACATTGGTTGCGGATAAGCTAGTATCTTGGGTACAGGAAAAGTATTATTCATGTTTGATGGCCGGATTCCAGTACAAGTCAAAGGGCGATTTTAAGAAGGCGCTCGAGTACTTCCTCAAGGCTGAACAGTTTGATCCTGATCGTACTGAAGGTGTATTTTTTGCTTCTGAAATGCTGAAGGACGCAGGAATTCATACTATGGTAGTCCTTTTGTACGAGAAGTACAAGAACTACAACAAAGATCCTCAGGATAAGCTGTTTTTGTTCCGCGATTTCTATAACGATGTTCTAGAATTTAATACGAGCATTAGTGCTTATATGTCTAATAACCGCAAGGTATCTTACGAGTGCAGTAAGAAGATTATTCTTAACAATATTGCTCAGCCTGGAATTCGTGATCGCACGTTTAAGAACATGCGGTTTCATATGAACGAATTGAACGAAGATAAAGATACTCTGGGACTATTTTATCATCTGACGAATTACATTCAAACTTGCGATGAGCCTCGCGAAACTGCAGTTGTGTGGAATATGCTTTTCAAGAAGAATCGAGGATTCCTGACTGCTCCATCAAAGTTCAAACCCAATCCTGCTAAGAAGGGTATCATTCTTACATTTACATCATGCAAGCGCCTAGATTTATTCACAGAGACTGTGAATTCTATTTTGAACCACTGGACAGACGCCGATCTCATTGATTCATGGTTTTGTGTTGATGACAACTCGTCTAAGGAGGACCGCGCCAAAATGAAAAAGCTGTATCCTTGGATGACCTTTTACTATAAGACTCCGGCAGAGAAGGGCCATCGTGAAAGCATGAATATTATTTGGAATAAGTTGCATGAAGTGAAGCCCAAGTACTGGATTCATATGGAGGATGACTTTCTGTTTCACGTAAAGCGTCCATACGTCAGTGAGTCCATGAAGTTCTTGAAGTCTCAGACCAATATTAAGCAGGTTCTCTTTAATCGTGGGTACGCTGAGACAATTGATGACCTAGATATGCAAGGGTTTACTCCTGTATCGCCCGGGTTTGTTCTTCACGAATACAAGAATGGGGCATTCCCTTATAAGAATTGCCACTATTGGCCACATTACAGTTTTAGGCCCAGTATGATTGACGTAAATGCCATTTTGGAAATTGGGAATTATGATAGTCCCAATACGTTCTTCGAGATGGATTACGCTAGGCGGTGGGTTGAAGCCGGATATAAGTCTGCATTCTTTGATATGATTTGTTGTCGCCATACTGGGCGCCTTACAACAGAAATCAAGGACAAAACTGTTAAGAACGCATATGAGTTAAATAATACAAATCAGTTTGATGAGTCTAAGGCAATGAAAGTTGTAAATTTGAAGCGACGTTCTGATAGGAGGGAAGCTATGATAACCGAGTTTACAAAGGCAAAGTTCAGTGATTACGTATTTATTGAGGCAATAGATGGTAAAGACCTAACCCCAACAAAAGAACTAAAGACTCTGTTTCAAGGTAACGATTTTGGAAGTCGAGTTGGAGTTATTGGGTGCGCACTTACACACTACAACTTGTGGAAAATGTTACTTGGAAGCTCAGAAGATTACTTTGTTATTTTTGAAGATGACGTCAAACTCGGACCAAACTTTACGAAGAAACTTGAAATCATAAAGGATGCGATGAAGGCTTGTGATTATCTTCATTTAGGGTATCACATGACATCGGCCAACCGTAAGTTACACGAAGATACGTATACGAAGGAAACTGGTAAGCTAACAGTCACACCACTAAAAAATGACTTGTATATCGGAGGCACGTTTGCTTATTCGATTAATAAGAACGGGGCACGTATTCTTGTTGATTACATTGAGAAGAACGGAATTAAACACGGGATTGATTACGTAATAAAGATCTGTAATACTCTCAAGAATATGGAAATTCAGCCCCAGATTGCTTTTTCTGAGTGGTACGAAGTACCTGGGCAGAAGGTTGATACGGATATTCAGACTGAGATCGCATCTCTTGATTTTGAAAATGTTGTAGAGGATGAGTTCACGTTCTTTCCGAATGTTGATCACATCGGAGACGATATCTGTTACCGGAAGGTGAGCATTGAAGAGTCCATAATTCTTGCTAGAACAATGCCAGATTGTATGGGGTTCAATACACTTGGATTTTTTAAGAAAGCTATTGATACGACAAAGTTAGTAAAATCGCCATATTTTAGTCCGACCGACGGAATTTATGTCAAGAAAGTTCCCCAAAAGAAACCAAAGGCCGAAATTGTAGTTCCAATAGTCAATCCTGTTAAGGTCAAGATCATCTGTGGCTGGGAGTCTTCTGAGTCATTCGTGAATAAACTTTTAAATGGTCCGTTCCTAGACCCTAGTTTAGAGCTCACATCTTCAGATGAAGCTGATTATTTTGTAATATACAACCAGCCTTCCCCCGGAGAGTTTTTCGATCCAAAGCGAACTATTGTGCTTCAGTTAGAACCTTGGGTACATGACAGTTCTAAACCATGGGGAGTAAAGACTTGGGGAGATTGGGCAAATCCTGATCCTACCAAATTTTTACATGTGCGCACTCATAATACTTTTTTGGCTCCAGCACATTTGGCTATCCGCGGGGATATATATAATTTGCCTTCAAAGAAGGATATTCCTACCATTATCTTGAGCAATAAGTTAGTAGATACCGGCCATCAATTGCGGGTTCAGTTTTTGCGTGCTCCTGATCTACAAACACCTATTGACGTTTATGGTAAGGCAAACTTTCACAATATTTCCACGTATGTTGGAGAAGTACCTGATGATGAACGGTATAACGTATATTCCAAGTACAAGTACGCACTTGCGGTAGAAAACAATTCAGAGACCAATTATGCCAGTGAAAAAATTTGGGAGCCATTGCTATGTGAATGCTTACCGTTTTACTGGGGATGCCCGAATCTAGAGGACTATATTGATCCCCAATGCTTCGTACGACTACCACTCGAAGATCCCGCAAAGTCTTCTGAAATTATTCGTAAGGCGATTGAGGAAGATTGGTGGTCACAGCGTATTGATGCCATTCGTGCAGCTAAGAGCAAGATCATTAATGAGCTAAGCCTGTTTGCAACAATATCCAAAATTATCCGCACATCAACCAAGACAAAGGCGGTTATTCTAACCCTTCACAGTAGTAAGGCGCGTATACCAATAATTGAAAAACTCCAGAATGATCTTAACACTTTTGGAATGGGGACTGAGGTGTTTTATGGCGTGAATGGTAAAGATCTCATTATTTCGAATACAAAGGTTATATACAATAAGGAAACTAGAGCGTATAACCCTAAAGTACGTATAAATAAGCAGAAGATGACACTGGGAGAGTTTGGGTGTGCTTGGAGTCATATAAAGATTTACCAAAAACTACTAGCCGATCCAGATGCCGATAATTATCTTGTACTCGAAGATGATGCTAACATAGTTGGGGATCTGAGTGTCATAAGAGATTTACCGTTAGATTTTGATATTGCTCATGTAAGCGTAAGCGATATGCATCCTTTCATAAGAACAACTCCGGTGAATAAGTCTTTCTTCAATATCAAAAAGGAGTACTTTAACCGTTTAACCGGGTACGTTGTTTCAAAGGCAGGAGCAAAAAAGCTACTATCTATGACCAATGAAAGTATTAATTTGCCAGCAGATGATCTTCTTTCGAATAGCTTTATTATCGGAATGATTCAAGTTATTGTTCCACCAACTCCTGTTTTTACGTTTACGAAGGATATTGTATCAACGATTGACTCTATAGAGTCAAGATAGTTTTCTCTTTAGGGTGTTCTGGCAAAGTACCAGCAGCCCGATGAGTTTGAACAGTATTCCAAATATCCTGAAAGCTTTGAAGATTACTCGTGAGCCACATCGGATCTCGCTGAACCGTTGAGAGACGATACTTCTCAAATACCCAATATACAGTTGTCCACCACTCAGTTTCTAGAGTAGGCATCATTTCGCGGCGCCACGTTGCGACATCACGCTGGTCTTCAATTTCACGGTAGACAACCTTTCCACTCTCGTCAATCGCAAACCAAGATTTATACTGAGCGGTAGATTCTAGCCATTCAGTATACGTCACTTCCTGAAACTTCATTTCGACATAATCACACTCGGCCATATCGGTACACTCCAGCTGTAGCTGCATTTGGTGATAGTATGTCGAAGGTATAGGTGTGTCATTAGAGAAATCTCGAGAAATTGGGCACTTGAACTCAACTAACTTTCCATACCGAGGATCGGTCTTGTCGGAAGTCAGAAGTATACCGTCCGGAGACGCACCCAGAAATGAATGATCGCGATGAGGAATGCATGTCGTATCTTCAATACGAACTCCGGGCTGAATATACGTCGTGTAAATATGCTTGGCAATCGGTTCAAACCGCGTTCCCCACATAAGAGCTTTAGGGCCAAAATTTGACTGCTGTTGCTGTCTAGGTACAAGTTTTGACATCACAATCTCGTGTTTGAGAGCTGGTGATGCGTCATGAACCGCCTTATAAATTTCAGAAGCTGTTAGCATTTCACCACGCTTAGTATGCCATGCGTCAGTGCGCTGATCATTATGTCCGTACAAAAGTAAGATCTGTTCAACTTTATCTAGGTCCATTTGAATATATAGGTTTAGATTAACTAAACCCGTTTTCAGGGTAGGTAAGAATGTTATAGTAAATGGAGATCCAAAGTCAGGAACAATGGGTACTTTATCGCCTCGAGCGATTTTATACCCTCAAGAACACTGAGCGTGTTCGTGACATTCTGTCGGGGAAGTCTAACCTATCTCTTCGCCTGATTGATTGGTTCGTGACCAATTATGCTAAGAAGTACAACATTTCGTATATGACGAAATCCAATAAGCATGTGATTGTGTACCTGTCGTACAAGTCTCATCTGAAGGCTTACAGCAAGAAGATGTTCGACCCGTTCTGTCGATGGAAGCGTATTAAGTTTCGGGAAATGGATACAACCGTTGGACAGCTGAATTTCTTTGAGTGGGCAATTTCTGATGAAGTTCTAGATTACCTTGAAAAGAACCGCGAGACGATTCATACCGATATGGAGACGCGCCTACACGAAGCCAAAGAAACTGATGGTCCAAAGAAGAAGCGGCACGAGCTTTCACACTCTGCTACCAAATCTATGACCCATCATGATGTGCGTGTAACTGTAAAGTTTGATTAACTTGTTACTGAATAATGTACTCGATTCTAAAAAACAACTATGTCTACCGAGATACATCGGAAGATATAGCTGATCATGATGATGATTATGATGCCGAGGAGTGGCATTATAACGGTAGGGATGTATACCGCGGATCTTTGGATCGTCAGTATGAATGGAACGTGTATTCTCTGTATGACGAAAACTCAAAACGGGTAGGTATCGCCGAGCATCATCCGGAACACCCAGAGATCTTTTTCTCGCTCTGGTTTGGTAAGAACGTGTTCTCGACGTTATTTCAAGAAGAATGGGAATGCAAAGATGCTACTGTTTGGTCTATTTTATCAAACGAAGCTTATCAGGATTGTTTAGAAGACGATTTTAAAACCGTCTTTGATAAGACGTTGAGCACGAATATTCGACTCATGACTCCCGAAATGGTAATCAAGATGCCAGAGATCCACGAATGCCCAAGATGTGGAAAGAAGTCGCTTTTACCTCTGAACGGTTGTCCCGAAGTAAAAAAACTTTACATTGATGCTGATTCCTCAGTACTATTCATTGATGAGTCTTTTGTTATGTATACTGCTCCCGCAGATTCACGTGTTTGGTCTAAGGTACACCCGCGCCCGCAGCCGGGCGACGGCGAGGCTGGCGACCAGCCGGCGCAGACACTGGAGTCTGCTCAGTCACCTCCTGAGCCTGAGACCCACCACCATAGCCCGAATCCTCATTCTGGGTCTGAGTATCCTGCTGAGCATGAGACTCCTCATCCTCTACAATCGTAGGGGGCGCAGCCGACTCGTCATCAAACATCTGCGCAGCCGTACGGCGCATCTGAGGGAATACCTGAGCAGCCGTCAGACGCCACGTCACACCAAAGCCACCACCAGCAATCACATAGATGCTGCCGCTGACTGCGAGGTTCGCCTCAACACCCTTTGGGAAGATTGAGGTCAGAGACTCGGGCGTAACATACGTCACAGGGTTGCGCGACGCATCCACGATCTCCGTAGACACGCGACCGTCATAGACAGGAACCTTGACACGGAAGCTGGGAGGATACTTGCCATTCGGCACGTACTCGCCATCCACCTTGTCGGTAGAGAAGCTCAGAATCCGCTTGAAGCTGTCACGAATCGCCTCCTCAGAACGCTTCTTGCCGAACCACTTGGTGCTGTTCTCCACAGCAGCCTTGATAATGTGATTCTCGAGATCGGCTAGGAGATTGTACAGCTTACCGATATCGTCGGCGCCGGTCGAACGATCCTTGCCATACGGGTCACATCCCTTCAGAGAGCCGATCAGCGTGTACGTCTTCATACCATTATCGCCCTCGCGCACTAGGCACCCGCCGGGGTAACCTACACGGGGCAGACGAATCAGAAGACTGTTGCTATTATAGCGCATCGTGATTGATGGATTGCGACCTGCCTTAGCCTGACCTACCTGGAACGTTACGTTGTTGACATCGATAGAGCTCGAGTGAATAGGGCCGTTCATCTTCTTGTTGTTGTGATCTTTATAGGTTAGAAAGGTGTAAATCCGTTTTCGGGGAAACAAAACCAAATTTGCGTTTTAGAGGAAAGGAAACGAGAACATTAAATAATGGTGCTGTGTGCGTCTTGTAGAAACAAGACAAGTAGTGAACAGTGTCCGTCCCAAGCCATGAAAGGATTGCTGTTTTGTGGCAAACATGCTAAGACCAAGACGAAGCGATTATGGGCAGACGCAAACAATGG